TCAGCGTATAAATGCCGGCTTGGAGCGATACCGTATTGCCGAAGCTGGAATTCGTCACCGAGAAACTTCCCGATATGAATTCCCGCAGCGCCGATATGCTCAGATTGGCATCCAGCGACATCTGCTGGATAACGACGCTCCCAAGCCCCAACTGGCTCGCGGTCGCCGATCCCACCAATAGGCCATTGTCCCAGTAGGAGAGCGTCCCATAGCTGGCCGCACTGAGGGTGATGGTCGAACCAGCAGTCGAAATAGATATCTGACCGGCGCCCACCACAGATGACACGGCTGGCGCACTGATCACGATGCCCGTGGTCGTGCCACCCGCAGAGGTCGAATTGTTGCCGATGGAGATGCCGCCCGCGCCGATGATCGACAGCGAGCGCGCGTCGTAGGTATACGAAGATGCTGATCCGGTCGTCTGACTGGACGCATACACGCCGACGGTTTGGTTGCTTTGCGAAAAGCTGGCCGTGACCGTGCCCGCCGCAGCGGCACCGGTCGAAAGACCGAAACTGATGTTGTTCGAATTCGAAAACACGATCGTGCCCGTCGACTGCGAGCTCGCGCCGGCCGACAGTTCCCATCCACCGCCGCCCCCAGCCGCCACGCTGATCGCGATGCCGCTGGAGTTCAGAGTCACGCTCGCATTGGTTGCGCCGGTAGAAGTGCCCGCAAGACCCGCGCCATTGAATTGGATGCCGTTGCTGTTTAGCGTCACGGCCGCATTGCCGGTGACGGACGTGCCCGTGCCAGCAAATTGCGTCGAATTGTAGGAGGCCGTGATGGCACCGCCGGCGGACGATCCGAAGGTCAGTCCATTGGCGTTCGACAGAATGACCGTGCCGGAGTTATAGGTGGTATTCGAGGCTTGGATCGCGCCAATGCCGATCGCCTGACTCTGCGAGATCGTGACGGTGGCACCCCCAGCGCCCGTCGCCTGAGACAAAGTGATATTGTTGCCACCCGCCAAGACCAGCTGCGTGCCAGTGATTCCAGTGGTGCCCGAGGTATTGCCACCCGACACACCCGCCGAGAACCCTGCGCCACCGGCACCGCCGATGATGGAAATTGATTGACCATTCTGCGAGATGGTGATGTTGTTGCCGCCAGCAATGGCCACCGTTCCCGAGGAAACCAAGGCGCCCGCGCCCGCGGTGTTGCCGCTGATCGTGATCGCCGCGCCGTTGCCACCGCCACCCGTCGAGGGGACGTAAGCTAGACCGCCTGAAGACGCGTTACCCATGGCCCTTTACCGATTCGCCACGTTGGCCTGCGCCACGGTCATTGCAACCGATCCGGACCCTGAATTGAGAAGACACCGCACCCAAGTCGGCGGAAAGGCGTAGTTCGTCTGCAAACTCGTGGTCGCGTTGACGACGTTGGTGTCATTGGTGGCGATCCAAGTCATCGCCGCAGGCAGCACTGGCGTGCCCCAAGTGGCGTTCGGATCGTCCATGGACGACTGTACCGTGTAGTTCACGGTACCGGTGACATTGAGTTGAATGCTCACTTGTGCGTTTGACCACTCATCCAAGCGCACCCACGGCGTTGACCCAGTGCCGTTGGTTCCGACGGTCGTCGCCCCCGTCAGTGTCCCGGAGACGGCGATTGAAGTCACCGTGTAATAATCCAATGCCGATACGATCGTGCCACTCGCGACGCCCGTCGTTTCGCTGATGATTGCGCCGCTTTGCGTTGTTCCCGTGATCGTGAACGTGTGCGTGGTATCGGAGGTCGTGATTAGCACGCGCTGTCCCGTCGAGGGCATCGTCGCGACACCCGCCGTCGCAAGCGCTCCATTGATGGCAAAAAGGCCCGTGGTCACGACGTTCGGCGTCGCCGTAGACGTGCCTCTTGGGGTGATCGCAGTGCCGCCCGGCGTACCCGATACCTCAAACGCCGAACCGCTTAAGCCCGTGCTCAGCACGTAGTACGTCACACCTATACACAGTCCGGTGACTGCTGCAAAAGACCCCTGGAACGTCACCGGCTGCCCGGCATAAAACGTGTTGGTCGCGGCAATGGACGCCGATCCTGCGGTAATGGTGGTCGCAATTTTCGTGCCAGCGGCGGGAACGGTTTGACTGGTCGAAATGGAATTGGCGCTCGAGTTGAGCGAAGGACCCACAATGACTGTCACCGGACGCATATTTCAATCTCCTAAAAACGAAAACGGCTGCGCGAGTGGCAGCCGTATCGCGCAACCTTGGCCGCCGCAGTCAATCAGTCCAAGCTCTCCGACATCAGTTCACGGCCAGGAGGTGTCTTGCCGCTGTGGCTCGAGGTCAGCGGTCTTGAATCCGATCCCGTCCGACCGCCAGACTTCCGCGGCTTGCGACCCGCGTGCGCGTGACCTTTATGGCCTTCGACCTTCATCTCGGTCTTTCCACCGTGTTTGCGCTTCGCGCGCCCACCATGCTTTTTCTCCTCGGCCTCGGACGCAACCTTGTTCGGCGCGTTCCGGTCGCTCGGAGTGTCCTTCAAGTCCTCGGCGGCATCGTTTTCGCCCCCGGTGTTCTTGTGTGCGCGTTTGCCTTTCATGATTCGTTACCTCATCAACTCGCGTTATTGATGCCCTGCACATACACCACAGTGAGCGTGCCGACGCCAGAACCGGTGCCACCCGACAACACAATGATCTGAACGTCCTGCGTGCCCACATTGTCCCAATTGCCAATCTGCGTCGCACTGGTGCCTGGTGTCACGTTGATCTGTCCGAGTGTACCCAATCCCGTGACTGCTTGCGTTCCCGTGAAGGCCGTCGCCGACGCATTGGACCCAATCTCAAGCGTGGTCGTTGTCGTCCACGCAGTCGTCACCATCAGCTTGATCTCAATGATCTGCGACTGAGCGGGAATCACGATCGGACAGACAAACTGCCCCGTGGTGCTGACGTTCGTCGCTTGCGTGATCACGGCGGTCTGCGCCATCACGCAATAGCCCGCGTTCGCGGTGCCGGTGCTTCCGGCGATGCCCGCCAAGGTGTTCGTTCCGTCGCTCGCGAGCACGTTGCCCGCAATCACCGGACCCGTGAAATACGTCCCAGGCGTCGCCGGGTCGCCGTTGGTCTGCGTGAGTTGGCCACCCGTAATGTCCGGGTAGATCACGGTGCCCGAAGTCGGCGGAGTGTAAGTCGTTGCCATTTACGCTCTCCGCCTTACGAAGTCGGGAAACTGCCCCAGATGGCGCGCCAGTTGAAGTAGCTGAATGAGTATCGCTGATACGACTTCACCAGCAGGTTGTCCGTCACGAAGTCGACCTGCATGTCCGACTCATACGGAATACGCGACATCATGGCGAGGCCGGCGATGTTCGTCAGCAGGAACCATGCGTAGCTCGACGTGAGGAAGTCCATGACCATATAGCCCTCTGGCAGGCCACCGGCGGTCGACAGGATCGCGTTCACGTCGTTGTCCGCAGTGCCGGGGCGCAGTTCGGTCTTGGTCAGCCGAATCGCGACTGGTTCCAACTGAGGCGGCACCACGAGCTTGCGGCCGCGCGAGAACATGCGAAGTCCCGCTTGATCCTTGAAATTCGTGCGGATCGCGACCATCGCGTTGAGCAGCGTTGCTTCGTTCAAGTCCACCGCAGTTGTCGGGATGTTCGAAATGGTGCCGCCGTCGATCGGGTGAGTCGATGCGCAAAGCGCGACGCCATCGCCATTCACGGCCGCGTTGTATGTCGTCGCAGTGTTCAATACGTTCGCGGCGTAGATTTCCTCGGTCTGCCGGAACGATTCAATCAGTCCCAGGTTCGACGGATGAAACTGCGTCTTATAGAGATTGTCATCGATCGCCTTGCGTGTGATCGCGTAGCCCAGCGCAATCTCGGTGTGCTCTTGGTTGTAGACGTAGCGCTCGCCGGAGAGGTTGTCGAACTGCGTCTGACCGCCCTCGGTCTTGAGCTGCGCCAATCCCAAGTACCGCATCTCGGCCGTGCGCTCGAGCGCCAGCTTTGAGTCGAACTTGGTGAATACCTTGTCCCATTGCCTGGGTATTTGCTCGTACTTGCCCGTTAAGCCGCGGAGTCCGGGCAGCAAAAGATCTTTGATAGCCGCTAGATTAATTGCCACTGACCGTCTCCTCGCTCACGTGTTTCCACGAAATGCCTTTGCGAATTTTCCAAATAGTTTGGTAGTCAACTCTCTCGAATGGCACGTACTTGTCGAGTCTGGTGATCATGTGTTGGTAGCCGTGAGCGACTTGGTCTCGACGTTGTTGAATGCGACGACGCACCAGTTGTACGCGCCCGATGCAGTGCCATTTGCTCCAGGCGGATTCAAAACCAGCGACACGAGCCGCCAGGGCTTCGTGCTTGTGGTAGAGCCACCATGGACGAGATAAGCGCCAGAGAGGCCGCTCGCCGCCGTACCGGTGCCAATCTGGTAGTCGTTGTTCGCACCGACATCCGCTTGCGCGACGCCGGTCGAATCGGACTGAACGAGAAACTGTGCGTTCGGATCGTTGACGATCCACGCGGAAATGGTGGACTGGTTGGCAGAGGTCACATCCGAGCCCGGCCAGTAGTTGGACCACACGGTGCGCTTTTGGCTGGTCGACAGGTATTTGCAGCCGATGAAGACGCCCGCCATCGGGGTCGTCTGGCCATTCGCGCCTTGGGTGATGGTGCCGTCGCCGGAGCCGACGCGCTGCACCGGATCGCCGTAGTAAATGGCGCCGGTGTTGTAGTCGATGCCTCCGTTGCCCTGTTCGGCCTGCTCGTAGGTCGGGGCTGAGCCCGCGCCAGCGCGCTGCCAGAAACCAAACGGACTATTCGTGTTAGCCATGCGCGAACTCCTAATCGGAGGTCATCACGCACAGCCGGAGGCGGGAAGGGACCTACAAAATCTTACGTCAAACAACTACACCGGGTAGTTGCATCGCCTTATAGCGCACATTAAATCAGCTTGTCAAATCTACAAACGAAATCTCACGTCCAAATCTCACGTCTTTGGAATTTCCATCGCCTCGTACGATTTCCGTATCACATTCAAGGGTTTTCCCTTGTTGTCGCGCGCAAACGGTGAATTGTCGCCAGCCGGATTGCCCGTGACTTGCGCTTCTTTGCCGCGCACAAGGTCGCGCGCGGTCTGCTTGTCCGCTTCCTTGGATTCATCGGTGATGACCGCTGGGCGCTCCATCAATCGCATCCCGTCGCGATCAATCGTGCCCCCCTCGTATCCCAACGGCATCATCTCGGGATGACGCGACGCAGGCACCGCCTCCCATCCGCGCTGCGCAAGCGATACCTGATAGGACGGATCACCCGCACCCAACACGGTGACGCGTTTCCACTCGTACGACCAACCGGGCGGAACGATGGATAGGTCAAAGGCGAACTTGTCGGAACCGGCATCGAAGCTGGAATGCTCGCGAAGTTCGGCGGCGCGGCGGCGCGCGCGCTCCATCGGGTCGTTGGGATCGGGCGGCGCCGCGGCCGGCGCGGCGACCTGGGTCGCTGGCGGTGTCGGTAACGGCGCGTGCGGCTGTTTGGAACGTAGGGTAAGGGTGCTGTCGTCTGCCATCGAAATCTCCTAACAATCAAGTGCCGGCCGCGCAGTCGGGATGTCCAGAGACTGCCGCCGGCTCACGGGGTTCGTTGTGTGCGATGGTCACTCGCCGTGTAAGACCATCGCCGCGACTTGCGCGGCTCAATTCAGTTTGCCCTCGCGCTTCAATGCCACCACTTGCTTGGCATATTCTTCGGGCGTCATTTTCATCATCTGCGCGATCTCGACTTGCTCCGGCGTCAGCGTCACGACATTCGCGCGATTGCCGCCCGTGCCATTGCCAGAACGCGACACCGGCGCCGAGGGCGGCGCCGCCTGGCGCGACGGTCGACTTGCGGACGGACGCGCGGCATCGGCCGTAGGGTCGGTGTCCATGCGGACCTCTTGGCGCTGCGGAGCGATTTTCAGGGTGTCCTCAACCGCCGCGAAGTATTCCGGCGAGTCCGGCTTGAAGCCATCTCCCATCGCGAGTTCGTGCGCGCCCAGCATCTTGCGGTATTTCGCGGGATCGCGCGCATATTCTGGGTGTGCGCGCACCCATGCGGCGGATTGCGGCGTCAACTGCGCGCACAATCGCTCCACCGGATCATCCGCGACGCGCGGCATGACGGCCGGCGCCTTTTCCATGTTGGTTTTGGCGCGTTCAAGTTCGACGAGCTTCGCTTCATTCGCGGCGAGCTCGCGTTGGACCTTGGCAGCACCGGCATAGTCCTGAGTTGAGAGGGCGGCGGCGTATTTTTCCTCCAACGCATCGTTGGCGGCGGTCAATGACGCGATTCCCGACTTGACGAAGTCCAATTCGGTCGATTGAACCTTGTTTTTGGCCCGCGCTTCGCCTTCAGCGGCCTCTCGAGCGCGCCGTTCGGCCTCAAGTCTGGCTTGTTTCTCGTTTTCGAGCTGCGCTTGGAGTTTTTTGATGCCTTCGTCAGGCGTCAGGACCGTTTTGTCGGCCTTTGGCTCAGATTTCGGTTCATCAATCTTGGTTTCCGGCTCGGGCGCGTCCTTTTTGGCGGCTTCCGCGGCCTCTGCGGCCTCAACCGCGTCCAAATCGACCTCAATATCGGTTTCGGTGGTGCTCATGGCGTTACCAAACCAGTTGCGGATGCGACAATTTGGCCCGAATGAACTTGTCCATTACGAGTCGACAAGAAATTGGCTCATTTCCAGCCAAGATTTCAAGCGCAAGGCTGTCTGAAGTTTTGATCATGACCCAATCGTGGAGCGCGATCGGAACGGTCGGGAAGTCGCAGGACGGTCCGACCTTCACCACCAGCCCCGCTTTGCCCTGAAACACGTCTTCTTGCAGCACTTTCGGCGTCAACACGATGCCGCCTTTCGTCATCGGCGGCCGCTGATAGATGGCGAGCAGCACTTCGTTGTTCAAAATCTCAAATCCATCCAGCGCATTGCCGATCTTCGCCAAGATTTCCTTGCGCGGATCGGTCTCATGCAGCATCGCGATGTTGGGCATCCCTATTTTTCCTTGTTCAAATCGTCGTTGACTTCATCGAAGTATGAATTGGCGACACGTTTCAAAGCGTCGATCTGACCCAATATGTAGCGGTAATCATCAAATGACTGTACGACACCGCGCGTCTCCATAGTCTCCCGAAGGCGTGTGATTTCTTCATCGATGCGGCGACCGAGTCTGGCCTCAAACGGCGTCAGGCGTTGCCTCCATAGGCTTTGATCTTCTCCAATCGTCCCAGTCCGCCGCCGCTTGCGTTCTCAAGCGGGTACGCGCCCGGCTTCGCGAGCTTGTGTGTGGTGCGACCGCCTCGAGCACGCGGCATCATTGGAGGCGGTGCGCCCGGCGCCGGAGCACCCGCGCCCGGAGGTGGTGTCGGTGGCGCTGCGCCCTGATGCAGACCGACAGGGCCACCCGCCGGGGGAGGGAGAGCCCCCGGCGGTGGCATCATCGGCGGCCGGCTCGGGGGATTCGGCGCGATGATGATGTTGACGTTCATGCCTTTTTTGGCGCGTCCGCCGTCTTTTCTGGCGACGCGTCCGCTTTGGGGTCGAGTGCCGTCGGGAATCGCACCGCCCGCCTTCTTGCCGGTGCGGCCACCGTAACACCGCGCGCACGTGCAGCCAGCTTTGTGCATCTCGGATCGGATCAGTTTCTTGTCTTGGGCAGCGTCGGCGTGACCGCCGCGGGCCATCCCGCCGACGTGCTTCTCACCCTCGCGCGACTGGTTCGCGTCTTTGACGTTCGCGTTCACCAAATCATTGACGAGCGCGCGACCGCCGGATTTGCGAGGCTTTCGGTCGGAGCGCATCGCGCCTGCGAGACCGGCGACCTTGCCGCCGGAGCGGAAATTCTGGCGAGAGACCGTCCGAGGGCCCGTCTGCACGGTGCCAAGTTCGCCAAGAGGCTCGCGCCACCCGCTTGCATCCACGTCGCCCGTCGACGAGCGCGTGAGGCGTTCGGCCTTGTCTCGCGCCTTGGCTCGGGCTTCCTTCGCCATCTCGGACATTGAATTTCCCTCTCGGTTCTGCGGAATATAGTCCCGCAGCGCCTTGGTTTGCAAATATTACTAGGTCTTGTCGACGCCTTTATCGACATCCCGAATGATGGCTTTCGCCTTCTTGCCAGCGCCCTTGACGCTGACTTGGCCACCGCCCTCCGTCGTCGGGGCGCGAATCACGTCGGACGCCAAATTGATCGCCGACTCCCGCTCGCGATCTTTCGCGTCTTGCTCGCGCGCGCGGTCCTCTTGGGCGATCTCGGCGGCTTTCAATCCGACCTCGTGCCGGCGCGTCTCCGCGTCCATCAGCTTGGCTTGCGCGTTCGCCATGTCGAGCGGTGACGTGGGTTCGGGTCCTGAATCTGGCGCCGCGGGTTCCGGTTGTTTGGGAGTGTAATGCCCGACGCCTGCGACACGCGCTTGCGCGTCCGTCGTCTTGGCCCTCGCTTCCTCGGCCCGCGCTTGTGCGTCAAGCATGTCGGCATCGGCCTTGGTTTTATTGTTGGCCATTTCCTGCTGCGCCTGAATGAGCTGCGGCGGCGGATTCTTGCGCGCTTCCGGCGGTACGAAAAATTCTTCGGGATTCGGCCAGCCAATGGCGGCGAGCGCGGCGGTGTCGACCTTGATCGGGTCGTATAGATTCTGGCTCGCTTGCTGCAACTGCTTCAAGGCGACAACCTTCATCAGACGTTGCCCGCTTGAGGATGTATTCGGGTCCGCCTGCGGCACGAAGTCGCAGTTGTTGAGCGCGGCCAAAAATCGCGCCTTGTCCCACGGTGTTTTCGACTTGCACTTGCGCTGGTAAAACGACTCCGGGTGCTCGCGGAATACTTGCTTGAGCAATTGGAATTCTTCCGCCTGCGCCGCGTGCATGCGTTTGTGGACCGCGTTCATGACTTTGATCGCCTGGTCTATCATCGCCATGACGGTGCCTACTGGCACATCGGCGCGACCTTCCCCGACTTGGACCTCGGCGGTGCCCCCGATCCGGCGCCCCGTCTCGGCCATGTCCTGCACCAGCGACATGAGCGGCGCCATGTGCTGCGTTTCATACGGCAACGGCATCACTGATTGTCCGATCGGGAGACCTTGCGTATCGATCTGCGCCGATCCGCCAGGCGGTACGCGCAAAATGTTCGTGTTTTGCCGGGTGCCGGATTTCGACATCAAAAATCCTGGGAAATTCGCGAACATGCCATTGTCCAGCATGAGCCGCCACGCCGCGGTGATCGCGTTCGTGGAATTGCCCAAAATATGCAAAAGACCGAT